AAGTTTAGCTGTTGTTAGTAAAGATGCAGATGAATTAGCTAAAATGCTTGAAATAACTGGTAACGTGGCTTCGGTTACTGGGTTAGATTTTAGAACAGCTTCAGAACAAATCCAAAGGTCATTTTCAGCAGGTATAGCTAGTGCCGATATCTTTAGAGAAAGAGGTGTTCGTGATTTACTTGGATTTAAGGCAGGAGCTACAGTAACAGCCGAAGAAACAGCAGAAGCATTTGAAAGAGTTTTTGGTAGTGGCGGTAGATTAGCAGGAGCTACTAAAGACCTAGCGAAGACCTTAGAGGGTACTTTATCAATGGTTGGGGATAAGTACTTTGCTTTTCAAAAGACTGTTGCAGAAGCCTTTTTTGTAGGTTTAAAGCAAGAATTTGGAGCTTTAGATAAGGCATTAGAAGATAATGAACAAACTATACAGAAAGTAGCCAAAGCTGTTGGTAAAGGTTTATCTGATGCTGTGATAATGGCAGGGAAAGCTGTTGAATTTTTAAAAGATAATTTTGAAATTATTAAAGCTATTGGAATGGGCATAATAGTTGGCAAAATAGCTACAGCATTTTTAAACCTAGCTGTTGCCATAGGAACTGCCAAAGGTGCTTTATTGGCATTTTCTAAAGTTTCTAAAACAACATTTATAGGAGCTTTAGTAGGTATAGCTGTTGCAATTAAAGAGTTCGGTGGTGAAACACAAAAAGCTATTGAGCCAAACAAAAAATTAAAAGAATTATTAGAACAAAAAAGATTATTAGAACTGCAATTATCGAAAACAGGTAATCAAGTTACAGAAACTTTAAAAAAACAACTAGAATTTTTAAATAAACAAATTGAAGCAGAAAAAAGCTCAGCAACTGTAAAGAAATTAACAGATGAGCGGACACAAGAACAAATAAAATCATCAGAAGAATATAGAAAGTCTATAGAAAAACAAATAAAAGCGATTGTTGAACTAAATAAAAAAGAAAGAGAAAAATTTATTACTGGCTCAGAATTTCAAGGTATTGGTGACCCTGTTATGAGTGGGCAAGATGCTGTCATGGGAGCAATGCCTACTAAGGGTGCTTTACAGCAAATTGAAGAAGAAAAATTAGAAGTCCAAAAACAAATGCAAGAAACCTATTATCAAAATTTACAAGATAATGCAGAGCTTGAGGTTGAACTTAGAAGAATAACAGCCGATAGAACATTACAAATAGCATATGAAACAGCAGAAAAAGAAAAAGAAATAAGAAAGAAAGCATTTGATGATAATTTTAACTTAATAAAATCTGGTAAAGCCAATGAAATAAATTTAGAAAAATTATCTGGTAAAGACAAGGTAGATTTAGCAAAAAAAGTTGGTTTGGAAGCATTAGACCAATTAGCACAAACAAATAAAAAAGCATTTATGTTAAATAAAGCCTACAAGATAGCTGAGGCAATATCTAATACAGCAATGGGTATAACAGAGGCTTTAAAACTTGGACCAATAGTTGGACCACCACTTGCGTTAGCAATAGGTGCTTTAGGTGCTGTTCAAGTGGCTACAATAGCAAGCACGAAATTTCAAGGAAAAAGACTTGGTGGCAGAATGAACCAAGACCAACCTTATATGGTAGGCGAAGCTGGACCAGAGTTAGTTGTACCAGATAAACCCTCAAATGTTGTTCCTAACGGTCAGCTAGGCGGAATGGGTAAGCAAGTTAATGTTAATTTTCACATAACCACAGTAGATGCTACAGGGTTTAGTGAGTTATTGGTTAATAGTAGAGCAACCATTGTCAATGTTATTAATCAAGCCTTAAATGAAAAAGGAAAAGAGGTGCTTGTATAATGCCTGGTCAATTTCCAACAAGTCCACAAGCAAGTAATGCTGATATAGGTTCAGAACAAAAAACTATAGTGACAACCACAACTTCTGGTAGGGTTCAAACTAGACAGATTGATGGGCAAAAATTCACTTTAAGGCTATCCTATCCACCTATGAGAAGAACAGACTTTGCACCCATTAAAGCCTTTTTAATGAAGCAGAGGGCAAGGTTAAATACTTTTACTATTATTCCACCAGTTGTTTCTAATGCACAGGGTGTCGCTACAGGCACGATAAGTGTTGATGGTGCTATAAGTGCAGGAGCTACAACTTGCACTATAGACGGCATGGCTACAAGCACTAATGATATATTAAAGGCAGGGGATTACTTTAAATTCGCTAGTCATGAAAAAGTTTATATGGCAGTTGAAGATCTAGATGCAGATGGCACAGGTTCTGGAACATTAACCTTTGAGCCACCTTTAAGGGAAGATGTGGCTGATGATATACAGTTAACATATGATAATGTGCCATTTTTTGTAAGATTGGCAAATGATGTTCAAGAATATTCTATTATAACTAATGACCTTTATAATTATGAGGTTGATTTAATAGAAAGTTTGTAAATGGCTAGAGACCTAACCACAGCAGTCAAAACCGAATTAGCAACCGATAGCCTACAGCCTATTAATTTAATTTATATTAATGTTGGAAGTGGTTTAAGGGTTACTGACCATTATAAAAACGTTACTTATGATAGTAATACATATACAGCATCTTCTTTGTTTACTAAGTTATCCGCAGTAACTGAATCTTCAGAAATACAAGTTAGCAATATTACAGTTACTTTTACAGGTGCTGACCAAACTATAACCTCATTATTTCTTAGTAATCCCTATTTGGAAAAGGAAGCTGAAATATATAAGGGTTTTATAGATGGTAATGAAGCTCTAATAGCTGACCCATTCTTGTTATTTAAGGGAAGAATTGAGTCATTTAGCATTAATGAAACCCTTAATAATTCTAGGGTTAATGTATCTATTGCTTCTCATTGGGCTGATTTTAGTAAAGTAGAGGGCAGAAAAACAAATACTGGTTCACAACAACTACACTTTCCAGATGACTTAGGCTTTGAGTTTGCAAGTCAAACAGTCCAAGATATTAAGTGGGGTAGGTCATGATTGAAGATGTTGTTGGCTTATTTAAACAGTTTGAAAAGTATGAAAATAAATCTACTAGGCAATTAGAAAAATACTTACAGCCCTCAATAGAGCTTAACCAATACAGAATGTTTTATGATGAATATAGTATTGTAGGGTTTGTAAACTGGGCATATTTGCATAATTTAGTTCAAGAAAGATTTAAACTAACTGGCAAAATAAAACAGAATGAATGGAACTCTGGTAATAATTTATGGCTAATAGATATCTTATCAATTTACAATACTTTTGCTATGATGAGATGGGTATATAATTATTTTAAAAAAGAGTTAAAGGTAAACAATGCAATTAACTGGGTAAGAGTTGATAATGGTGTTTATAGGGTTGGACAAAAGTTTAAAAGGGATTTTCATTAATGGGTAGCGTTGTTGATGCTGTTGTCAATGTCGTAAATGACTTTATTGGTTGGCTAATACCTATTCCAGATGTGCCAGAGTTTGGAGCTTCTGAGCAGGTTCGTGGTGTATTAATCAATAAACAGTCTAATAATGCTCAAATACCAGTTGTTTATGGAAGAAGAAAAGTTGGTATTACTCGTGTTTTTGTTGAAAGTTCTGGAGATAACAACGAATATTTATATATAGCAGGTGTTGTTTGTGAGGGCGAAATTGAAGAAATAGAGCAAATATATTTAGATGATAAAAGAGTTTATTTTGATGGTGATTTAGAACACGGAGTTACAAGAGAAGTTGTTGACGCTGATATTAACTTTTATAAAGGCAGTACTTCATATGTGCAAGTACAAGCCTTTTATGGCACAGATGACCAAATAGCATCTTCAGTTCTAACACCCTCAATCAACTGGACTTCAAACCATAGATTAAGAGGTGTTTGTTATTTGGCTTTAAGGCTTAAATGGAATCAAGATATATTTAGTTCTATTCCAGATATTAAAGTGGTTTTAAAAGGCAAAAAGGTTTATGACCCTAGAGATGCCACAACTAAATACTCCCAAAATTCTGCTTTAGTTTTATTGGATTATCTAAGAAATACAAGATATGGCAAAGGCTTACCAGATGATGCTTTTGAGCCTAACTTTGCATCATTCCAAACCTCAGCCAATGAAGCAGATACAGAAATAGTACCTAGAACCATTGTTGTAACTCCAGAAGCAGGACTTACTAAACAAGATTTTAATGGTGGTAATTATGCTTTTAATACTGCATTTTTTGTTAATAGATATGTGCAATCAGAGCAAAAAGTAAC